TACGGCTTCACTTTTTCTTTAACACCTTTGGGCTGCGCGACGAACTGCTTGCCTTGGGCTTTACCCTTACGCTTGGCTGCGGTGGTACGGGCATATTCCGAAGGCGAGAGAGCCTTAATCGCAGCCTCTGGAAGATACCTTTCGCCCGTGTCAGAAGATCGTTTACCACTCTTTGTTCTCCATTTCTGCTGCCCCCAAGCCTTGAGGGACTGTTGAGGAGCCTTCATCCGCGATACCCGCCGCCTTTGGCCTTATACTGCTTCGCCAGCAACTGTGCCTTGCGGGCGCTCCATTGCCCTGCGCCAGTACCCTGCACCGCACGGGACTTGATGGACTTGAAGAGGCTCTCGCGCATACCCGGCTTGGTGTAGTTCCCGGCCTGATTGACCTTGCTCTTCACCTTGCCACCCTCGGCATGACGAATCGGCTCACCCGTGCCAATCACGGGCTTGTTGTCCCCACGACGCTTGGCACGGGGGATCTTGCTAGGAGACATAGCACCCATACCACGCGACGGCATCATCAGACAAATCTTCCCTTAGTCTTGCCCTTGACGGCGATGCCATCAGCCCGCTTAGAAGCCGAAGAGACCGAGCCGCCAGAAGCGTACTTCTTGACTTTGCCGCCATGCTTGAACACGCCACGCCCCTTGAGAACGTCAGCGCGGGTCACCTTACCGTCGCCAGTCAAGTCAGGCATACCGCCCTTTTTGTAGCCCGGAGAATCAGATTCAGAACTGCGCCCAAATCGCTTTGCAGCGCCACGCATAGAACGGTCGAGTGCTTCTTTATTCCGCCGTATACGTGAGTACTTTGCGTCCACAACTCCGTCACTAGCGTCTTCCAAAGCCGCACCAACTCGAAGATATTCTTCTTCGTCTTTTGGCCCCATAGTTCTAGGCGCGGGACCACGCAAAGAAGACGGAGCCGTATCCGTATCAATATTCTCGTCAATTATCTTGCGAAAATATTTACTTCTTGGCGATCCCGTAGTCTCCTCATATTCCCGAAGAGTACGTTCAATATTCCCCTGCCGTTTTCCACGCGCAGCAGTACCGCGTTGCGGCCCGGCCATTAGCACTTACCGCCATGAGCCATCTTGACCATCTTGCCCTTGGTCTTGCCCTTAGCAGTGATGCCATCGGCACCCTTGCGGTAGACCGCGCCGCCTTCCTTGTAGCCCTTCATCATTGCACGGCCCATCGTGTCCGGCGTACGACGCTTCATGGCGCGACCGGCCTTGTCAGCCATACCTTTCATTTTCATCTTCATTTCGACTTACTCCTGAATTTACGGCCTTTGTCGGCCTTGGTAAATTCCTTCGCCACCTTGGTCGGGACCCCGACTTTTTTAGCGAAGGTTGGATTATGGGCGGCTGCCCGCATCAGATTTGCCTGTGCTTTGGACTTGCTTGGCATCTCAGCACTTCCATGCCCTGAGCGACTTGTTGATCCGGCTGTTCGGGTCGTTTGCCGTCTTGGCACTTGTCAGTTTCTTCTTCATGCCTGTCATACGGGCACAGAATGACTTCTTGCGAGGCCCACCTTCCGGTTGAGGGCGCTTCAGACCCGGCTTGCCGGGGTTGGCTGCGTTATACGAAGCCCTGCCTTTGGCATTCAATCCGCCAGCAGGATTTTTCCCTTCCTTGCGCTGCCAAGCAGGGGACTTAGCCATAAATCACCATCGTCGAGATAACGGCTGACGGGACGATGTAGATGCTGGTCTGAAAAAGCAGACCCTCACCGGGCAACAGCACGTAGTCCGGCGCAGTGGAACTCGCCTTGGTGTTCACTGCAATCTTGACCGGGCCGCTTGCCCCACCGTCATAGAACGTCACGGTGCCTGCGCCGCTATCTGGGACGATGTAAATCGCCTTTACACGAGAGCGACCAATAACAAGGCTATTTTGATCTAACAAGTCACCCGCAGTCGTAGCAACTTTGCTGGCTAAGACATCTGTCTGCATACCCATTCTGAGTCTCCTGTAATGGATGAAGGGGGCTTACGCCCCCCACGAAATCTTACGGGACGAGACTGGCGTACAGGCCGATGTAGAGCGTGGTGCTGCCGATGAGAACCGGAATACGACCTGCCTGAACCGATACCGTGCCCGAAACCGAACCGGTCGTCAGTTTAGTGCTGCCAATCGTCAGAGTCGTGCAAAGCAGGTTGGTGATGACGGCGGAATCGCCAGCAATTGGGCCTTCAAAGCCATTTGCCGAAGTTACCGGCCCCGTGAATGAAGTTCTAGCCATTGAAAATACCTCACATGCGAGTCAAGCCTGCCAGTCTGCATGTCGTCAGTCGGGGCTGTCTGGCAAGCGGATTTTTCCCGATGACTCTATATACGCCGTGACTTGGGGGATGTCAACAAGTTGGTTTGACTTTCTCAAATTCTCTTCCCGCGTGATAACTCGCAGGTTCCAAGGCACGTGCAGCCCGGACACGCTTTCGCCATTTAACGGGATGATGTGATCCACGACATATGGCACTTTAGTAATACGGGTCACTGTCATGGCGTCGATGTACAACTGCCGCATCGCCCGTTTTTGCTCCGCAGTAAGCCATTTGGGGGTGGCGTTACGGTGTTTTCTGCGACGGGAGCGAGTAAAAGCGCGATACAAATCTGGATGTTTTTTCTTGTATGCCGTTTTGTGGAACCTACGTTCTTCGGGAGACCTTGCTTTGGCTTTGAGTTTTACTAGTTCTTTATTTTTTTCGTAGTACTCCCGTTTGGCTTCCTTGCCTGCCTCCGACTGGTTGTATTGCCTGAAGTATTCGGCACGGGCAACGTTACCCTTTTCCCATTCAACCTTTAGGCATTCCACACAAGCCCCCTTGGTCTTGCGCGGGGCGACATGACCGTGTTTGCACGGCGCCCCCGTGAAGTAGTACTTGGCACCTTTGGCTTTAGCCTCGGCGCGGGATTTGGGCAGCGTTGAAGTATCCATCTTTACCTCTAGGACTTTGATACAGGTAAAGACTAACTTGGTTAGTTTAGAACGTCAAGACAAAAAGAAAGGGGGCCGAAGCCCCCCTTCCAATCAGCGTAATATACTGATTTATCAGGACGAACCCGGCGAACCAAACATACCAAGGGGGTCCGACCAGCCGAACGAGTAACGCTCGCGGCTCTTATAACGGACATTCCCGGTATCAAAGTCACCGTCCATGGAGTTCTGCAGCGGGGTACGAACGAAGTGCTTCATACCATTCGGAACGTCCGTGGTCAGGAACCAAGCGTTCGTATCCGTCAGGTAGTGATTCACCGTGTAGCCACCGGGAATCGACCCCATCGCCTTGAGAGCGTTGATGTCGTTGTCCGCAGTTGCCACGCGAAGTTCCGTATCGAGGAGGCGCTTAGCGGTAAACATCAACGGCGGGGGCACGATGAGTTTACCGGGTTTCGCCGCGATCAGAAGTCCACGCTCGTCCGTCCAACCAGCAATCTGGATGACAGCCGCTTCCAACGAAGTCTCGTTGAGGTCAGAAGCCGTCAGACGGTTGCTGTTGGTGCCACCAGAAACAAGCGGGTGATTCGCACTGAACAGAGCCACACCGTCGCCACCAACGTAGGACGACGAGAAGCCATTGTTCAGGACAGAAGCCGCCTTGACCTGCTTCGTGTACGCCATCGCTCGGGCGAGCGCCTTGGTGTATCGCTTGGACAGCGAATCGTACAGGTTGTCTTCAACCGCTTCTTCCGTGATGGAGAAGCCGAGAGCAATCGTCTCGTGGCTGTAGCGAGCAGTCCACGCTTCCTGTGCGTTGTCATACGCAATTGCAGCGCCTTCCGACTTAACCGGAGCAGCACTGAAACCAGAAAGTTTGGTCTCCTCTTCAAACGAGCGTTCGGAGGTCTCAGTTTCGTAGATCTCCTTGTGCTCTTCGCCATAGTTTTTGTACTCAAGGCCAAACAGGGCGTTCAAACCCGGAAGGAGTTCCTTGAGCAGTTGTGCGCGTGAAATAGCCATGTCTTAGAACTCCCTTATTAAACGCCGACGGGGCAGTTGTAAGCGTGACCACCAACAATCAACGAAACGCTCGTGAGGTACGGTGCATTGAACTTCACGATAACTTCGGGATAGTAGGTAGTGCCGCT